GTTTTTTTTTCTTTTTTTTTTGCAAATTTATTAAATAGAGTTTTAGCATTAGCTAATGAATAATCTAGCAATGATACATTACTGTTTGTATTTTTATCTATACTTTTTAATAATATTTCTTGTTGTTTCTTTTTATTACTTGATTTGGCATTCGGCATCTCGTCGACAAGAACAACTTCAGTTTCGTCAATAAATAGTTGAGACGTTTTTAATTTTGCGTGTTGAATTTGTTCATCTAACGAAAATTGGTTACTTAAAAAGTCTTCAATTTGTTGGTTTTTTCCTACAAAAGCACCATTTAATAATTCATCAAATAACAAAATATTACAACGTAATACAGAATTGACAAATTTTATCGCCTCTTCTCTAGTACCAGCAATAATATCGACCGATTTTATATTTTTTTTAACAAAATTATATTCGGGTCCTGTTTTTTTTTCAAATTTTGTATATTTATTAAAAAGGTCTTTAAAATTAAGGCTATTATGTAATTTGTTTATTTCGTTATAAATTAAAAGCATATCTAAAATATAAACACGACATAAATCAAAATGCTTTTTTATGTCGACAGCATCATTAGTATGAATTAATTTATCTTTCATTTTTCTATTAAATCGTTCTTCTGTAAAAAAAACCCCTTTTTCTCCTCCTTGCTGAAAATTTCTAAATTTGGTTGTGTAATCATAATATTCTGAGAAATAATCAATAATCCCTAGGATATAATTAATGCGTGAGAATATAAACCCGTTTATAGGAATATTATTTTGGTAAAGCCTTGATTTTATAAAAAACTTATCGCGATAAATTTCGCAAAAATATAAAAAACCATAAATCTCCATAATTTTATTTAAATCCATTGTTTCATAAGCAGTTAAGTCAAGTGTTTGAATTGATTCGCTTTTTAAAAATTCTATCATTCCTTCTAACGAAACGGAATTTACGTCTTTATTCCACAACTCATATTTTTCTTTGATAAGCTTTCTCGTTTTATTAATTGCTTGATTTATTAATGTTTTTTTATTAGAAGAGCGCCTACTGTCTCTTCCTTTTTGAGTTGTATCACTAAATTCTGTTTGGAGTGTTTCATTCTCTTGTTCAAATAAAATTAATATTTCATCCTGTGAGCCTTTTAGTTGATCAAATATTACTCTTATTCTTGCTGATTCATTTATTCGTTGAACTGCTTTAATTGCATTGTCTTGTACAAAGTTTCCACGTGGAAATAAAATTCTAAAATCTTCGTTCTTGGTAGTAATATTTATTTTTGTCTTTAAACATTCTAATGTTGTTTCGTCTAATTTAGCCGATAAATTAAATAAAGCTTTTGCATTTAAAAAAATAAAGTTATAAATTTCCGTTATTTTTTTTTTTTTTGATTCTACATCAGGCGTCAAAAATCTTGAAACGGCTATAACTTTTTCTTCATCAAATTCGTTTTCATATGGGTGGGATTCCTCATCTGGATCGGATCTAGGCGTATCAATACTTTCGTTACTTTGTTGAATTAAGGATGTCATATTTTTCACATAAGAAACTGTGGCTTGAGGTGGAATTTGGATGGTTTGATCTTTTACTAATTTCAAAAATTTGTTAAAATTTTCATCTATTTGTTGGTTTGTTTTACTACCGCCAAATATTTCTTTTAATAAAGTATTAAATCCATCATTCATTATTTAATATTTAATATATAATCACATATAAATTTTTTAAATGCATACGAAACCATATAAAAATTGTCATATTATTACTAAAATGCCAATTTATACCTCCCATGCCTGTATTATCATTGCTTCCCACATATCCAACCCTAAGCGTATAACACACCTCCTAGAATGTCTACATTCTATCACTGCACAAACGTTTCCTGTAGCCACTTATCTTTCTATTTCCTTCGAAACCCAGGAACTTCATAATCAATTCGCCGAAGAGTTCTCCAAAACACCCGAAAGTAAATCGACTCTTCTTTTTCTTTTCATTAAACCTTCTAAAACACCGCAAATGCGCCATATGTATGAGCTGCTCCCCTACATAGAAGAAAAACACTCTTGGATTCTGTTCTCTGATGACGACGATACTTACGAACCCAATCGCGTAGAAATTTTCCTCCAAAATATATCATATTGCCTAGATAAAGTGGAAGCAGAGGCGCCATCCAAACGTTTCGTCGGCGTATATGAAAGTACATTTGGTAAAGATCACCGTGAACAACGCCACGAATTTTGGTGCTACGGTATTCATTTACATGTTCTCCAAAATTTTATGGATAAAGTGTCGCCGTATTCCGATATTCTTGATCACAAATGTTGCGACGTACTTTTCGGTGAATATTTACGCCGTCTTTCTGCTGATTTCGTTTATGCTGCTATCAATACTCCGCTTTATCACTATCGTATAACAGAAAATTCGGATAGTATTACTGGTATCATTCAAACCCAGAACAAAATGGTGAGAAAAGCCCGAGAAGTTACTGAAGCTAACAAGGTTGAAGTAGCCGAAGAACTCAATGATTATCTAAAAGAGAACATTGAAATTTATTTACACGACACATATTTGAGAACATTAGTAGGTTCTGATTTTGAGAGTATTTTACACAACGAATTTAAATCCGAAGTTGCTGTTTTGCCATTAATCGATCCGGTCTACGTCGACCAAATATGGAATTTACATAACCACATTCGTTCATTATGCAGAGAATTATATGATATTAAAATCTAATTACTATATAATATGTATTTAGGCGGAACATTATTTTCTGATGGTATATTTAAAAAAATTCTTAGTATTGGTTATGAATTTGAAACCAATGATCTTGCCAAATTATCGTTACATGAGAACCGGCGGTCGTTTATAAATTCGGATTTGACTTTACGTATTTTGGGCGAAAAAATACAGAAAAAAAGCATCAAAATAATAGACGATCATTATTTACATGTTCGTATTCCTATTCATAATTCGCGTAAAGAATTGGCTCCGCCTCCACCCAAACTTGAACCTGTTCCCGAAACTGACGAACCCGCAGAAGGTTCTCGTAAATCAGAAAAATTAGATCCCTTGACCGAAGAAGAGGATGAAGAAATGAAAGCTTTATTAGCCGAATTTGAAGAAGAATTTGAAGACGAAAAGGCGGAAGAAGAATATGAGAAAAAACGCTCTGATCAAGAACGTGCTCTGGCGGAGAAAGAAAACGATTCTTATTTGGAGTATTTTAATGAAAACCGCAAATCCGATAATAAATCGACAATAAAATTCCAAATCACCAATGATCTAGGTGACACGCCCTTTGTGGAAATGGTAAAGGTATATTGTGAGTCTCTGTCGATAGATAAAAATGATATGTTTTTTTTCCAAACCAACAAAGGAAAAATGTATGACTTCAAGTTTTCAGAGAACATTGCTACAAACGAAACGTGTGATGCCTTTTCTGGAGTAGAGTTTGTGGCAACTTATTATAGTCCAAAACGCGAGAACGCCAACATAATTATAGAAACTTTTGTGGATGCATGTTCTCGAATTGTAGATCATTGCGGTAATTTAACATCGAAAAAGGGTACGTTGCTAATTAACAACAATGACAGAACTGAGAAAATACCTATTGGAAAATTAGAAAGAGACCGACATTTATATCACAAACCAGGAACCAATTTATATTATATGGATACCTATGATGATGAAGATATACAAAGAACACAGACTATTGGTGATGCCGAGTTTTTACCACAGATGACTTTTCGATGCAAGGCTATTGATGGGTTACCAATTATGAAAGAAATATGCAAAAATGATCCGAAATTTAAATCTGGGCAGGGACTAATGCGAAATATGGAAGCTGAATTACAGGATATTTTATATATCGAGAGTATTGTCAGCGAACTTATCACAAAATTTAATGAAACCTCGGAAATTAAAATTGATATCACTACTGAATTTGGAAAAAAAATCGAGATTTATATGTTCTTTATTTTTACCAAATTATACATGTTTATTTCGAACCATACTTCTATTCTCTCCAAAAAAACGTATTTGAAAGATTTCTTGACATTTTCATCTCGCCATTCCAATATAGATTTTTATCGTCGTATAAAAGAAATTTTGGCTGAGTACTATAAAATTACTGATATTGCGGTAATAATGCGATTGTTTTATAATGATAGTGTTCTTAAAGATTTATACGAACCCGACCAAGACGCGGAAATTGATCCTCTTGATTTTGATGAAGAAGATAATTATAAATTTAATTATGATGCAGTAACAGATGATTTATTAGACACGGATACTCATTTTGGAAATCCCCTTTTTTCATTACAATCCTATTTTAAATATATGGAAACGAAAAACATAGATTGGTTAAAAGAAGATGGGCACGACGCATATTCGACAACTTTTCCTTTAACCGGAGATAATGTATTAATGGAAAATCGCGCATTTAAACTTGAATTGACTCTTTATTTACAAAATGTTCTCGATGCCAAATTTACCAAAGAAATGTTGACTGTAAAAGATATGCACAAAATAGTGAACAAATTATACGGTACCAAAAATGTGAAAAAATTAATGACATTGACTCGTCATCCCACAAAAAATAAGTTAACTAAGAAAACTCCCGCGGTTTTAGAAGCCAAACGATTAACATCAAAATCAAGGGTTAAATTTCATCCAATTTCCGCGCAATTTGCGCCATTTCAGGGCGAACATATTGCGCCACCAGCAGTTTTAGCACTGAAAGAAAGACGTTCTCAATCTTTGAAAAATAAACGATTGGCATTGCGGAGAACTCAAAAACTGACCCCTATTTTGGAAGGGTAAAAATTGATTATAATTTATGCAACTATAATCCATTTAATTAAACGTACTAACCATGAGAATGCCGAAGAAGAATTTTGTTTTGTTTTTCGATGTCGAGACAAGTGGTCTTCTACCACCACATAGCAGCAGTATGGTATTAAACCAGGATACTTTGCCCAGTTTTCCGCACATTTTACAATTGAGTTTTATTCTTTTCAATATGATCAGCAGAAAAGTTGAATTTCACGGTGATTATTATATCAAGCCTCCAGTTAACGTTGTTGTCCCTCCTATCGTAACGCAACTTACCGGGATAACAAGAGACCTTTGCGACGAGAAAGGAATTTGCATAAGAAATGCGTTGGTGGAATTCAATACTTTGTATCTTCAGTCCGACACTATTATTTCACACAACATGGAATTTGATCGGAAAATGATTCAAGTCGAGCTAATGAGAAATACCGACGCTTTTGTTGGTCATCCCAATGAAAGTGTTTTACAGATGTTTAACCCAATTTATGACAATTGGAGAGGAATCGATCATTTCTGTACTATGAAAACTTCGGTTGATTTATGCAATATTATGATTCCTAGAAAGAATGGGACCGGAATGTACAAGAAGTGGCCCACACTGAAAGAACTTTATTTCCATCTTTTTGGACAAACGCCCAAAAACATGCATAATTCGATTGTCGATACGCTAGTTGGATTACGTTGTTATCTGAAAATTCGGCACGATCTTGATATGACGGATAGCGAATTCGACTATTTGATGTATCGTTATGTTGATGACAGAAAAGAATTAGTATAGGAAAATTAATACAAACGCAAAAATGGAGAATTTCCTCTCATGCGGAACACATTTCACAAATTTCCTCTTCTTCTTCGTAAGCAGATCCATCCATATTTGTCTTCTCTGGTTCAATAGTAAATTGCTGTGCCTGGTGCCGACCCCGCCGTCTCAAATAATAAATACCTGTTTTTAGTCCCTTTGACCAAGCATAAAAATGCATAGACGTCAACGATTTATAATTTGGATCTTCTAACCAGAGATTTAGACTTTGACTCTGGCAAATAAATGCACCGCGATCTGCTGCCATATCTATAAGAGTTCGCATAGGTAACTCCCAAACCGTACGATATTTGTCACGTATTTCCTGAGGAATAATTTCGATTTGTTGAACCGATCCGTTATTTGCGATAATATTATTCTTTATTTTTTCATTCCAAAGACCAAGTTTCAACAAATCCTCCATTAAATATTTGTTCGCCATAATAAACTCACCTGCCAAGGTACGACGATTATAAATATTACTAGTAATCGGCTCAATACATTCATTGAACCCTAGGATTTGTGATGTCGATGCAGTAGGCATCGGAGCGATTAACAAAGAATTCCGTAGTCCGCTGCGCACAATCTGGGTTTTTAATCCTGCCCAGTCATATCGAGCGGACGGCTCAACTCCCCATAAATCAAACTGTAAATGGCCTTTGGATGCAGGTGATCCAGCAAAAGTCTCGTAAGCACCATAAATATGTGACATCTCACTTGATTTTTCGAGCGCAGCATAATAGATAGTTTCAAATATATCTTTATTTAATTGACGCGCTTCTTCGCTGGTAAACGAATAATTCATCATCATAAAAACATCTGCCAATCCTTGGACACCAATACCAATAGGACGATGACGTAGGTTGCTAAGCTCGGTCTTTGGAGTAGGATAATAGTTTACGTCAATAATTTTGTTCAGATTGTACGTAATCACTTTGACAACTTCTCGTAGTTTTTCGAAATTGAACACTGGCGGATTTTTGGTTTTATCAATAAAAGTCGGAAGACCCACCGATGCTAAATTACAAACAGCACTTTCATTTTGATCAGAGTATTGAATAATCTCACTGCATAAATTAGACGATTTTATAACACCGACATTCTGTTGATTTGACTTTTTATTACACGCATCCTTATATAACAAATAGGGTGTCCCCGTTTCCATTTGTGCATCTAATATTTGAAACCAAAGATCACGCGCCTTCATTGTCTTGCGACCCTTTCCCGATTCCTCATATTGGTTATATAATTTTACAAACTCATCACCGTAAACTTCGTGTAATCCTGGGCATTCATCCGGACAAAAAAGCGTCCACGTTCCTTCGGTTTTTACGCGTTCCATAAACAAATCGGAAATCCAGAGCGCATAAAACAAATCTCGCGCTTTCAACTCTTCGTCACCGTGATTCTTGCGCATCTGTAGAAAAAGTTCTACGTCGGCATGCCATGGCTCCAAATAAATTGCGAAAGAACCATTACGCTTACCGCCTTGATTGACGAATTTTGCCGTGTTGTTAAAGACGCGTAACATGGGTAGGATTCCGGACGACTGTCCATTTGTACCTCTTATATGACTTCCTGAGGCCCTGATATTGTGAATATGAAGACCGATTCCACCTGCCCATTTACTTATCATCGCACAGTCCTTAAGCGTATTGTAAATACCATCCATACTATCACTTTCCATAGCTAACAAGAAACAAGACGATAACTGAGGAATGGGTGTTCCTGCATTAAACAGGGTTGGAGTAGCATGAGTAAAATACTTTTGCGACATCAAATCATAGGTTTCCTTTATTTTATCCATGTTTCCACAGTGAATTCCTACTGCTACACGTAGCCACATATGTTGTGGTCGCTCGACAGTAACACGATCAATCTTCATCAAATAAGCACGTTCGAGGGTTTTAAATCCAAAATAATCAATCTCGTAATCTCGATGGTAATCACAAAGTGCATTTAATTCGTCTGCGTGTTTATTCGCGTAAATATGTAGTTGCATAGATACTAGTGGTGAGTGTTTATTGTGCTTGTCGTGATAATCAAAAAGTTGGTTCATTACTTCCACAAAAGACGATGATGTATTTTTTTGATGATTTGAAACGGTGATGCGACCAGCTAGAGTATTATAATCCATATGAATAGACGCCATTGATGCACATTGTTCAGCCAATAACTCATCTATTTTTGCACTAGAAATTCCGTCATACAACTGATCAATTACCTTCATTACTAGTCCAGTATAATTGATTTTAATGTCTACTTCGGAACCAATATTCTTGATACGATTCAGAATTTTGTCAAACGAAACCACCTCCATGTTTCCGTTCCTTTTTTTGACAAACATTTCGTTTTCTTTGAACGCAGACATTCTTTCTAATTGTATAAACAAAATAGCATTTATATTATTTTGTTTATTCATTTTAAATTAGGATTTGTATTTTTATACCGATAAAATCGCCCTTTGTCATCCAATTTTACATCTTCAAACATTACAAGGCACTTGTTTTATAAATATGTTCTAATTTGTATAATACTATGATTTCTCCAATCAGAATAGCATATTTCAAATTCATCTTTATTGGAAAAATTATAATCATAAGACAAACCCATGCTTTTAGATGTATTAAAACAGAATTGAAAATAAAAACCCAAATCA